CGAATCATTTCATCATAATAAGCAGTTGTTTCGATTCTCATAGTCCACGCTCCAAGTCACGCATGTCATGCCATGCTCTTTGACTATCTAAAGGTATGTCTTTGACTTGGTCATAGAACTTGTCGACTTTATCATCTGTTCCTACATTGATGAAGATTGAACCTTTTGCAGCAAAATTATCAAAGTCTTCCCAGCACTTGGCATCATAGTTTGCCGTAGATGGAAAGGGCGGGCGTTTACTTAATGGCACATCTTTTAAGAATGGCTGTGATGCAGACCAAAGGTTAGCATGGCCTATCTCACCATCGTGCATGTTCCTAGCAACAACCATACCTTTACATAAAGCTTCTGGCCATGCAATCTGCAAAGCTCTAATGGCTGTGCCTGTAGAGACTGACATCCAAATCTCAGTAGGCTCTTCATCAAGCTGCTCGGCAATTTGAGCTCCTAGTTTGACAATGCCTGCTGTTACCAATGGAGTTTTTGCCAAGCCAAAAGGCAAGTACTTTGCACCGTGCTGCTCTGCCCATTTCTTAGCATAGCTGTTAAGTGTAGGCATTGCTGCAATCTTTATGAACCGCAAGTCTGCACCATAAGCTAGCAATGCTTTTTGATGTTTAGAAGGTGCACCAGAGGCAGGACAAAAGAACACACACTTTTTGCCATACATCTGAGCTAAGGTTGCAATTGCATCCATGGCCATACCTACTCGAGGTGCACAATAAACCAAAACATCTTCTTTGCATTCTGCAACTAGCTGCTCTGCACCATAGCCTTTTAAACTTGACTGACTAGCATCGCCTCTAAAAACGTATCTATCTCCATGTGTTTGAACCACAGGCTTTGATAGCTTAGACACAAAGCCATTGCTCATTGCATAATAGTGACTACGTGCTTCTAAAGCAGTCATACCTTGAGGAATGTCTTTATTAGACTTGTCTTCAGTAATAGTAAAAAGACTCATGAGTTGCCCCAGTTAAAACGACGATAGTTGATAGGTGCAATGTGAACAGATGAACTTAGCTCCATGTATTTCTTGGCATACTCTTCACCATCCATAGAGTACCATTCTTCAGGAGGTCTAACCACTTTGTTTTCACAAGACATGAGGTCTATAAAGTAGCTAGTCCAGTCTCGCCTGGATTCTATTGAACCGCAAAAAGGTTTGTCTTTGTAGTAACCAGTCTGTGGCAGCCTACGCGCCTCATACTCGACAGGAACAGGCGCTGCTATTTCTACAGCTATTTCAAATTCATTTTTTATGAACTCAATCACTTCACAGTAACGTTCGCACAAGTTTTCTATGGCTTTGCCTGAGTCTGGCTGACGGCCTATATGGTGCCGTATGTCAATAGAGCCTGCAACTAGAGTTGCTTTGCTTGGCATTTTCTTTAATTTGACTAATTGCTTTACAAACTCACCTTTAGTTAAAGCTCCGTGCAAAGTTAAACCGTTTGTACGCAAGACCATACTTCTAGGTGAAGCAAAAGCAGTAGCATGACTGTCGCCAATAGCAACCTTTACAAAACCTAACTGGCTTTGCAAAATTGTTTTGCTGTTAGCAAGTCTAAGTTTAAACGCATCAATTAGACTTTTTGTTAAACGAGGCGAACAGGTTGCTTGGCCTATCCGCTTTTCTAACTGTTCTCCATAGTCAGGCATAGGCAAGTCTAAACTAAATAAATTGCCATTAAAGTTGACTAGCTGTTCAATCTTGTCAACTATCTCATCAGTAACACCGCCAAACAAATTAAGACCGCCGCCAAAATTTACACCATGCTCCCAGTAAAGGTCGCTGCATGTACTAAGGTCTGTATTTTTAGTAGCAATTTTTGTGTTCATGCACTCTGCCCAATGCATGGCCCAGCCACGAACATGTGACTTTTCACTAATAGGTATAGAAGCAAATGGATTAAAAATCATGATTGCACCAAATGAAAGTGTTTAGGATAAACATGCAATGAGCCTGCGTTCCAGTACAAGTCACCTTTAACTAGGTCAGGATAAGTATCATTTAAACGTGTAAGCGCTAAGTCAAGAACCGTGTCTTGCCAAAATCGATCACCTTTATAGCCATAGACAACGTCGTTGCTACGCATGTTGACTATGTGATGCAGCTTGCCGTCACGAATCAGCAGCTGAGTGCTGTATGTGCACATAAAGTCTCTCATGCCATCAACTACTGAGTCTTCATGCATCGATGGCCGAATGTAGATCATCACAGCTTGTCGACTGTTTTTGTTTTTAACCAACGAGTCTATAGCTTTGTGGAATTGGTAGCCGTTTGTTTGGCTAAAAATACACCAACCGTAGTTGCTGTTGATCATGCCTTTTGTACTGGCAACTTGCTTCCATACAGCAGGGACAGGAGGCGCTATCTCATTGACGTTTAAAGATTGACTCATGTACCAACGCAACTCTCTAGCATTCCAAGTGTCGTCAACTTCACCAAAAATCAAAGGCTCATCTGCAATAAATGAGGCATTGATGATCTCAATGTTGCCGTCTTCTGCAAAGTCTTGTGCTGCTAGCTTGTTTGTCAAGACATTACGGATTTGTTGGACATTCATGGGATGCTCCTTACAAACCTGTCATCTTTGTTTTTATTGTGTGCAGCATGTTCCATCAAGATGAACAGTTGTGTGCCTGCATGTGCAAGATGGTCTAAACCTGACTCAGGGTCTTTGTCTTCGCCAGACCAGAAAGACATCATGTGACGCATGATTGATCCATAAGTACGTGACCAAACAACTGTCTCGCCTTGTCTGTATGAGTTTGCAAAATACTTCTTAGCACCAAAGCCAAAGACATTAGCAATTTGCATCATAGGTTCAATCGGCAGCAAGTCAAGACGGACTTTAGTTGCATCAAACTTTGGTGCAAATCCTGCAACAACATTGCCGTCTGAACTAGGTGCAAAGTCAAATACAACCTGAGGACTTGTATTGCTGTCTAAGATTAATTGCAGCTTTGCTTCTGGTGGAGTCCAGCCTTCTGGTTTAACTAAGTCACGTTTAAAGCCACCACGCTTTTCACCATTCTGACCAAGCTCTTTGGTCATGTTTGCTTCCATGACCTTTTCAAAGCCTGCAAGCAATGGAAAACCATGACGCTCTAAAGTACCCACTGCAAAGACAATCAAGTCTAAGAGTGCATCGTATTGGTCAACTAGTGTGTCTGCTGCAATGTACTCGTTTAGCTCTTCGAGCATTGCTGCAGACCTAAATTCTTTTTCTTCTGCTGTGAGATGGCTTGGGCCTGTTGTATTTTCTATGCCAAACTTTTCATGCATAGCCTTCACAAGATCCATTACTTTTGATTCCATTGCTAACTCCTATTCGTATTGATTGTTTAGACAGGCCACGCTCCTGATAGGCACACAAAGCTTGTGCTAGCTTGATCTTTAACCTAAAAGGTCAGCGTCTTCTTTAGCAAAGTCAGCAAAGTCAGAGCTAGCTTCAGTCCTGCCACTGAATGCTTCACCATCTTTAACCTTCATGACATTGTCAAGCGCAATCGATACGCCTTTGCCACCTGTTGGATGCTCCCATGCATAAGCACGAATAGAAGCACGGTAGTAAGCACCGCTATAGATTTCATCAGCAGACATGATTGGCTTTAAGTCTGTGCCAACAATTCCAGGTTTATTGTTTGACGTGGCTTGCACGCTATAACAGCCAGACAGTTCAGGCCGTTCTTCTTCATCGCCATCTTTAACCGGTGACTTCATCTTTGGAGGAATCTTGCCCCATTTGCCTTTAGCTGTTTCATCAATTAAAGCATTAAGTTCTTGCCAAAACTTATCCTTTTTAGGAAGAGGTATGGTAATTTGATAACGAGGCTTAGCGCCTTCTACGCCTTTGATTGCATGCGGCTCAAGAAGGTGTACGAAAGAACCTCTGAACTCGGGAGTGATAATTTTTGACATTGATTTTCCTTTTAAACGTTGAAGTAAATTGACTGTCTTTCCAGTCTGTCATTAGGTCAAATGACCAAATTCATTGTACAACACTTTTTGCACTTTGTTCAAAATCTTTTTTAGCTGACTGACTTTTGTTCACAGAAGGCCGTTTATCCTTTTCAGGAGCAATGGTGGGCTGTCCGTAGCCTATGGTCACAAAATCATCAAGATCTAGACTCTCACCTTTAAGTGAGGCTTCCATTTGAGCAACACTTAGCAATACAGGCTTTGTATAAATCTGGTCATAGCCAAGCTGTTTCAGCCACAACTCAGTCTGTACAGGGTCTGTCCAGCTTCTAGTTTTGCGACCTTCAACAACTTTCCAACCCTCAATTGAACCGCCTGCTAACATTGTGTCTTTTGCTTTAGCTTCTACAGCTTCAATAAACAAGCTTAGCATCTTAAGTTTAGGTAACCATTCTTCAACAGTATCTAGACCCATGCTGTTAAAGTCTACTGCAGCAGCTTCATTAGCTAAACGTTTCATCTCAGGGCATTGTGCTTTAGCATGACACCATTTGCAAGCTTGGTCACTAGCTACAAACTTGTTAGGCTCATTTTGAATTGCAGCATAAGCCAGTTTAAGTGCTTCTGCAAAGGCTAGCAGCTCTTCTACACTAATGGTCCATGTATCGATGTTGCCCATTGGCGGTTGCACGATTGTCAATGCCATAGCGCTTATGTCATACGCAGGCGAATACTTTAAGTAAGCACCTAATGCATAACAAAGCAGCTGCGTATTGCCTTCAGCTTCTACTCTTACACCGCCGCCTGTCTTAAGGTCAATGATTCGCATCAATGTGCCTTCAATGATGATAGCGTCTGCTGTGCCCCAACAGTCATTGATGACTTCAGCAAGAGTGACCTTCTCTTCATAAAACTTCTGGCCATTTAAAGACTGAATATAGTTCACATACACTTGCACAATATCAATCATGTCTTGCACAATGATGTGACCATTGATGGTCTTGCCAATGAATGACTTAGGCTCAAGACCTTTTGTCAAACAGTCATCAGAGACTGTGTGCATTGCAGTGCCTTTTTCTGCATACACACTTGAGTCTCCGCCTTTAAAGTCAGGCTCTAAGTGAACGCTGCCAGGGCATGTCATCCACCTAGCACTTGCTGAGGGTGATAGTTTAGCGTGCGCCATTGATCATGCCCATTGCTTCTGCAAATTTATCATCTTCAATGTCGCTGACTTTCTTGACGTTAAGGTTTGCAAGAATTGCAATGACTTTGTCACGCTTGCCTGCGCCAATTAACTCAGCCATGCCTTGACGAAGATCATCAAGCGTTGGCGCTGCTGCTACATCCATTGGCGCTGCTGCAGGCTCTATCTTTACCGGCTTTGGCTTGGTTGCTTTAGGTTCAGTAGGGGCTGCTGTTATTTGTTGGTCAAACAGGTCAGCAAGTTCACGAAGTTTTTGTGCAATGAGAGATTGATCCATGGTGGACTCCTTAATAATACGGTCAATGACGTCCATCTTTGTTAGCACTGAATGCAGCACTAAAGAGTCGATGGACTCGGATATGGTCAGAAGGTCGACCGTAACATTGTCCTTCTGTCCAATTCTGTGGCAGCGGTCCGCTGCTTGTTGTATATCTGCTGGTGACCAACTGGCTTCAACAAAAATTACATGGCTTGCAGCAGTAAGAGTCAGGCCTACTCCTGCAGCTTTAATATTGCCTACAAAAACTCTACAAGCTTTGTCTGTTTGAAACGTGTCAACAGCTGTTTGTCTATCTTCATTCTTGACAGAACCAGTTACTTTGACTGGGTTGAACTCTTTAAGCCCATCCATTAGTTGGTCAATGATGTGTACGTGGTGAGCAAACACTACGACCTTATCAGTCTGTTCAAGACAGTCTTTGATGTACGTGATTGCATCAGGCAGCTTCCTCTCAGCGTTCATCTTAAGAATGTCACTGATAGCTTCAAAAGGTATTGAGTCTGGCTTGTCAATTTGCTTTTGATCAAAATCTTTTTCACGCTTATCAACAGGTAAATCAAGCTCAATGACTCTGTAAGTTTTTGATGGCAGATCTTTTAAGCACTCAGCTTTTGTCATCCGCAGCATGAATGGTTGAAGCACAGCTGCTAGTTCAACAGACCTACTTGATCCGCTAAAGTCATAGGTATCCCATGGCGTTCTCCAACCTGCACAGTACCTCATGCCAAACTCAAAGTAACCAAGCTTAGTTGCACCGATTGAATAGAGCAAAGTCCATAGCTCGATCGGCCTATTGACGATTGGTGTGCCTGTAAGTAGACTAACGTTAGGTGCAGCTTTGATCAGCTGCATCAAAACCTTTGTGCGCTTTGCTTTGTAGTTCTTTGCATAGTGTGCCTCATCAACAATCAACGTATTGACTGATGGCAGCTCTACCTTTTGCAGAATGTCATAGTTGATGATAGTCACGTCAGACTTGTTTGGCTGGTCTTTAGGTGACTTAATGACTTGTACGCTTAGGTCAGGCCGCCACATCTTCAGCTCTCTTTGCCAGTTGAGTTTAAGCGAGGCTGGGCATACAACAAGCGCAGGCTTTACTAAGTCTAAAGCAGACACGCAAGTTTTACCTAAACCCATGTCAAGAGCAAGAATGGCCTTAGGTCTTTGACCTAGCCATTGCACCGCTTGAACTTGATGTGGGTATAGGTTCATGCCAACTCTAAAATTGGCTGTTGAACTTGAACGTCATAGCCAAGAGCTTTTGCATTCTTGAGAGTTTCACGGCTCAAGGTTTTTTGACGCGCAATGTTTGCAAAGATGTGAGCTGCATCATTTGCAGGATAGATCATCTCTGTGCCATACACGTTTTTGATTGTGACTAATAAGACTTTGTTCATGATAATTCCTTTACAACAATTAAACATTCTTTGGCCAAACGCTTGAGAGTAGCTGTTGAGCTATTGCTAAAGCTAATGTCTAGGCACATCATTTCTTCTTGGACTTTGATTGCTGTATCAGCGTCAACCTTTAGCCAAGCCATAATGTCTTTCGTCAATTGATTCATGATAGATCCTTTACAACATTGAGACGGCGTTATTGCCGTGAGTGAATTGTACAACACTTTTTAGGTCGTACACAACTATTTTAGTTTTTTTTAATTTATTTGCGTTTGGCCACAGGCAGCCAATTGCCAATGTCAGGCCTGAGCTGCTCTTTTGTGAATGGCAAGGCCTTCATTGAACCGAACTTCTTGGCAGCCACACGCCCTACCTGGCCACGTGTAAACCAGTAAGAAACGGTGTTCCTACTCATCTTTGCCTGCCTTGCCATCTCGGCTTTGGTGCCAAAGTGAACAAGAAGCAACTCAAGAGCCTGTCGGCATTCGGCTTTAAAAGGTTTAATTTTTTTTGAGGTCATAGTTTATTGTACATTGTTTTTTGTGTTAGAATTTTCATTCCTCTTCTTTCTACTTTTTACTTTTTAGGAACCCCTTTAACATGCCTGACTACGAAACCGACGATGACGCATTGTTTTTTATGCATCAAGAACAACTCTTGTCTTTATCTCCTGAGCTGAGAGAGGCTGCTGAAGATGCACGCAAACTCTTACTAGTCTCTAAGACCATGCTCATAGAACTTAGGCTCAGAAACATTGATGCCAACAACATCGTGGCTTTAGCTAGCCTCTTGTACGAAAGAGGAGAGGCTAATGCAAAATAAACCTACAGTCTTGGCAGTAGTGCCAAACAAAATCCCTACAGAGTTAAAAGCCATCCCTCGATGGGTCATGTGGAAAATGGTACCTCAGTCAAAGCAGAACGGTGAGGTTGTATGGAAAAAGGTACCCTACCAGACTGATGGCAAGATGGCAAAGAGTACAGCTGCTGCCACATGGACAACCTATGAAGATGCCATGGATGCTTACCTGATGGGTGGCTTTGATGGCATAGGCATCACAATCGATGGGTCAAATGACTTTCAAGGCATTGACCTTGATGACTGCATTATTGATGGTGAGTTGAACAGAGATGCTACAGAGGTATTGGAAAAGATTGATGGCTATGCAGAGATCAGCCCTTCAGGCAAAGGCATAAAACTATTCACCAGATCTAACTTAGCAATCTCAGGCAAGAAGGGCAATATTGAAGTTTACCGTGATGGCAGGTACTTCACAGTTACAGGCCACACGTTAAACGGTCACGGCTGCTTGCCTGATACTGTGCAAGACATTGACTGGTTTGTAGAAAGACACTTCGGCTCAAACAACCAAGTAAGTTCCTTAGAAACCTATAAGCCGCCATTGACAGGTTGGGACATTGACAAAGTCAGTGATGAGCTCATACCATATATGGGTGACATTGACAATTATGAAGATTGGTTGCAGCTTGGCATGGCACTTCATCATCAAGGTTCAGGCGATGTCAAATGGATGGAAGTCTGGGATGAGGTTAGTCAAGGCACATCTACTTATAACCGGCAAGAACTAGAAACTAAATGGGATTCTTTTAGTGAGCAGCGCAGCACTGGTGGAGGTGCAATCACTTTGGCTTCAATCATCAAGCGGGTTGGTAATGTCAAGAAGGCTGAACAGACAAAGACCTTTGAAAAGTATGAGGCAATGATCAAGGATTGCACAGACATCAATCAATTAAGAACTACCGTGGTTGAGTCAATCAAAGAAGAGCTTGGCAT